CCCACCCTTCCCACCGCCTTGACCTCTCACCACGCTTGCACCATAGTGGCCCGAGGCTCTCACCCTCCCAACGGCTTTAGCGGGTCACGGGGCGGAGGATGAGAGCCGCCTCTTTGTGCTCCACCAGCCCGCCAAAAAGTAACGCTTGCGCGAGGTCGCCCATGGCCAAGCTCTCCTCTGAGACCATCAAGATCGTCACCGATGGCATCCGCATTGGCATGACCATTGAGGCCGCTTGCCGCCTTGGAGGCATCACCAAGGTCACCCTCCACCGTTGGCGCAATGCGGAGCCGGGCACCTTTGATGCTGAGCTCTTGGCGGAGCTTGAGGATGCCATGGATCTGGCCATGGCGGAGGGCCAGCGGGTGCTCTTGGAGAGGATGCAAAAGCATTCGGCGGGGGCCAAGGATAGCAAGGGCCGCCCCATCCGCGACTTCTCCGAGTGGCAAGCCACCAAGTGGATCCTCGCGGCCCGTCACAAGATGGGCATTGAGCAACGGGTGGATGTGACCTCGGGCGGGCAGCCCGTCAAATATGTGGTGACCATCCCCGTGGTGGGCCGCATTGATGATGAGCCCGATGAGGGCGGGGAGTGATGGCCGCCCTAGCCTTCACACCAGCGGCGGCTTGGGTGCTCCTCCTTGCCCTATGGAGCGCCGTGGTATGGGTAGCGTGGTCTTGGATGCGGGGCACCAAGTGAGGGCGGCCCTTGAGGTGCCCATTGTGTTGCCCAAGCTCTACCGCAAGCAAGCGGCGGCGGTGTGCGATCCCACGCGGATCACTTGCATTGAGAGCACCACCAAGGCCGGGAAGACCATCGGTTGCATAGTGTGGCAGATCGGCCAAGTGATGAGCGGCCCGGAGGATGCTGAGCATTGGTGGGTGGCCCCGGTCTATGAGCAAGCCATGATGGCCTACCGCTTGGCATGGTCTCTCTTGCGTGGCCAACAGGGCTTCAAGCAAGCCCTAGCGGAGAAGGCGATCCTCTGCCCGGGCGGGCGGCGGTGGAGCTTCCGATCGGCGGATAAGCCCGACAACCTCTATGGCTCGGCGGTCACCAGCGCGGTCTTGGATGAGGCCTCACGCATGAAGGATGAGGCGGTGGATGCCATTTACAGCACCACCACCAAGACCCGCGGCCCCATGCGCCTCATTGGCAATGTGAGGGGGCGTGCCAATCGCCACTATCAATGGAGCCGCAAGGGTGAGGCTGGTGAGGAGGGCTTTGCCTACCATCGGATCACGGCGGATGATGCGGTGGCGGCGGGGGTCTTCCATGCGGATGATGTGGAGATGGCGCGGCGCTCCATGCCCGATGCCATCTTCCGGGAACTCTACTATTGCGAGCCCGCCGATGATGGGGGCAACCCCTTTGGCATTGAGGCGATCCGCTCTTGTGCTGAGCTCAATGGCGGCAAGCCCACCGGGCGGCCCGTTGCGGTGTGGGGTCTTGATATCGCTCGCAAGCGGGATTGGGCGGTGCTCATTGGCCTTGACCACGGGCGGCAAGTGGCGGCCCTTCACCGTTGGCACGGCCTCTCCTTTGGCGGGCTGGTGGGTGAGGTCTCCCGCATAGTGGGCAAGGGTTCCCGGGCTTGCGTGGTCTATGATGCCACGGGCGTGGGTGACGCGGTGGGTGAGCAGCTGGTGGCGGCCCGCGTATGGGTGGAGCCCTTCATCTTCTCAAGCGCCTCCAAGCAAGGCATAATGGAGGGGCTTGCCTTGGCCATCCAACAGGGGCGCACCTCGGTGGTGGATGGCCCGCACCGGGCTGAGCTTGAAGCTTTTGAGTATGATGTGAGGGCGGGGCGGGTGGTCTATGGTGCCCCCTCTGCTATGCACGACGATACGGTTTGCGCCCATGCCTTGGCTTGGTGGGGTGCGGAGCGGTTTGGTGTCACTAACGCGGTGCGCCGCGGGATTATCTCCGCCCCAAGTGGGCCAGCTGCTAGGGGCTCAACATGGTGAGAGGTCAAATCTTGGATAGCAGGGGCAACCCCATCTCAAGCGAACGCATGAAGACGGGCACCAACCTCATCTCCGCCCGTAACTTCTTGGGCGGCCTCCCGGATGCCGATGCCAACCTTGCCTTGCTCCCCATGGAGCGCCGCGGTGTTGGCGGGCTGGTGGGCCTCTACCGTGAGATGATGGATACCCATGTGGGCATCTCCGCCGCGGTCTATTGGGCGATCACCGAGGCGGCCTCCCTGCCCAAAGAGGTGGTGTGGTGCCATGCCCAAGACCCCGATGCGGAGGCCGAGGCCTTCATGGCCATTTGTCGCACCGCGGTCTTGGAAGATGCGGTGGTGTATGATGGCCTCTTGGAGGGTGCCAACGCCCTATGGGTCTACCCCTTGGTTGACGCATTTGTGGGCTTCGGCCTCATGGCTCCCCGGCTCATGAGCGGGGGCGCGGTAGAGTGGTATCCCATCTCCCAAAATGCCGTGATGCTATGGCGGCCCAATGGCTACCTCCTTGGCGGGGTGCGCTTCTCCACCCCCAACGGCTATGATGATATTGATGCGGCTGAGCTTGTGCACACCGTCCACGGCTTTGCGGGGGCTGGTGAGTTCGAGGGGCGCTCCATGCTCCGCTCTTGCATCCAACCCTTTGCCATTTGGAAGCAGATCGCGATCTCCGCTGGTATCTACCAGAACCTCCAAAACGGCTTCCTTGACATTAGCTTTGAGCCCTCGGTGGCGGAGGCCGATGTGGCGGAGTTCAACAGCTTTGCCCAAGCCTTCCAAGATGGCCAGCGGCGCTACCTCCTCCGCCCCAAGAATGTGGATGTTGAGATGCGTTACCCCTCGGGCACCCCCGCGGATGTGGTCTCGCAATTGGAGTATTGGGATCGGCAGATTGAGAAGCAGCTCAATGCACCCTTGGCGGGCATAGCTCAGTTTGGCTCACGGGCCATGGCGGAGACCTTGGACGGGGCCAGCGGGCGCAAGGCCAAGGCTTGGATCAATGGCATCTTTGAGCGGTCAAGCCGCGGGATGTTCGGATGGCTTGCGCGGCAAGTGGGCTACACGGGCAAGCTCCCCAAGGTGCAAGTGCAATCGGCTGAGCTCACCACGGGCATGGATGGTTGGGGCGCATATGTGACGGGGATCCAATCGGGCCTCCTCACCCGCGGCCCGGAGGATGAGGCATGGGGGAGGCGGGTGATCGGAGCCCCGGAGCTGCCCGTCAAGGAAGAGCAGGATGTGGTCAAGGATACCCCCGCGCCCCTCTTGGTTGGCTCTTTGCAACTTGCCCAAGAGGTGCTCACCAAGCTGGTGGCCTCGGCGGCCAACCCCGTGCCCTTGGCGGCGGAGGCGGCCATGGTCTTGCTCCAAGCGGCGGGTCTCCAAGAGGCCAATGCCCGCGTGATGATTGAAGCTCAGATGCGGGTGGTGCCCTTCACGGCGGCCCCCGTGGATGCGTTGCCCGTGGAGGGCGTGGCGGTGGTGGCACCCGCGCCCGTTGCCCCCTTGCCCGATGATGAGCCCCCAAGCGGAGGCGGCGGCGGCGGCGGAGCACCACCAGCGGGCAAGGGTGAGGTCACGCTCCCGGGCTCCAAGATCACGGTGCCCGCGGCCATTGGGAGTGCGCCCGCCTTCGCCCCTGCTACCTCCGCCAAGGATGGTGGCAACCTCTCCGATGGGCTCATCTTGGCGGCAAGCCTAGCAGACCACCCCGAGGTTGCGGTGCCCGACACGGTGAAGGCGGCGGCGGCGGCGGCCCTTGAGGCGCACCGCAAGGCGGCAAGCAAGACCGCTGACCCGGAGGCCATCCTCTTGGCCCGAGACTTGGCAGCGGGCAAGCGGCTTGCGTGGGATCGGGTGCTCAAGCTGGCCCGCTACTTTGCGGAGGTCTACCCCAAGGCGCGGGCCTCCAAGAGCTTTGCGGATGGCGGCCCGGTCTTCCACCGCTATGAGCTCAGAGGCGGGGATGCGTGCCGCGATTGGGTGCGGGGCTTGCTCACGGCCTATGCCATGGCAGCCCACCAGCGGGCCAGCCGCCTCAATGATGGCGGAGGGTGCGGATGCGGTGAAGCCCATGGTGACCTCGGAGATGGGGAAGCGGAAGGGGTCTTAGCCGTTGGTGCGGATGGCAAGGAGTTTGTCACCTATCGGGAACTCCGCCCGGAGGAGGAGGTGGTGGCATGGGTGACCTTGGCCGATAGCCGCCGCGCCTTGGATGTGGATCTAGGCTTTGCCCTTGACCGCGTGGCCGCTGACCACCGCAACGCGATCCGCGGTGCCCTCAAGGATGGTTGGCAGCCCGGAGAGCAAGATGCCATTTGGAGCGCCTTCGTGCCGCAATACGCCAAGGTGTTGACGGATGCGGCGGCCACCTTGCGCGGTAGCATCTCGGCGGAGGTGCTCAATGAGGCTGCCCGGAGTGCGGGCGCGGGAGCCCTCACCAAGATGAGCGCGGCGGAGGCGGCGGCGGTCTCCTCCACCATGGCGGCCTCCGCCAACGCCCAACTTGCGCGGGCCGCGGGCCTCACCCAAATGGCGGCGGAGACCATAGCCAACAGGGTGGGCGGGGAGATCTCTGATGCGGTGCTCGGTGGTGCTGACCCCTCCAAGTGGAAGAGCCGCATCACCCCGCTTGGCTTGGCGGATAGTGCGCGGGCCAGCCGCAACCAAGTGGAGGGCGCGGCCCGTGTGGCCACCTATGCTGACACCCCCGAGGCCAAGGGCGTGGTGCCCTCGCTCTTGGTGCGGTCAAGCATCCCCGATGGGAAGCGGTGCTCCATTTGTGCGGAGCGGGATGGGGAGGAGGTCAACATGGCGGGCAACCCCGATGCGGAGATCCCGGAGCTGCCCGACCCGGAGTGCCTCGGTGGCGCGAACCGTTGCCGATGCGGTTGGTTCGTGGTCTATGGCACCCTAGGCTAGGGCTCCGCCACTAGGGTGGGGCTAGGCTTGCACCACGGGCAGGGGCAGCCCTTGAGGCGGTAGCGTGCGGGTGTGTTGCCGCTGCCCGCCTCCACCCCGTTGACCTCGCCCTCCATGATGAGGCGGCCAAGCTCAGAGCGGATCGCCTTCTCTCCTCCGATGCCCACCAGCCTTGAGAGGTGCGCGGGTGAGGGGTGGAAATCCACCGCGTGGCAACGGGTCAAAAGATCTAGGATCTCTCTTTGGCGGCGGGTGACCATGGGGCTCTCACTTAGCGGCGGGCGCGGGGGCGATTTGGCACGCTAGCGGGGCAGGGAGGTAGGGGCAAGGTCTTGGCAGGGCGCAAGGAGCGGCGCACAATGGCCCCCATGCGCCATGCCCGCCCAAAGTTCCGCACCCATGAGGTCAACCTCGGGGATGATTCAACCCTCCGATGGGTGAGCCTTCTCCCGGAGGGCGTGATCCATGCCAGCGGGATGGCTTGGGATCTTGCGGCGGAGGTTACTGACCCCGATGCCTTGCTCTTCCGCTTTGATGATGTGGTGGCCAGCCTCCACGCTTGGCTTGCGGAGTATGCTCCCCCCATCGCGGTGGAGCACACCAAGGATGGCACCGCGGCGGGCTACCTACGGCGGATCGTGGTGCTGACCAAGGAGGAGGCGGCGGAGCTTGGGATCAAGCAGCCCGTGAGCCGCATGATTTATGGCGGCCTTGACTTCACCTCGGAGCGTTGGGCCGCGGCCTTTGACGCTGGTGAGATCCCCTATACCTCGCCCAACATTCGCGCCTATGCCTCCACTGAGACCGAGGCGGAGCCCCGCTTCGTCTTTGGGATCGGTGAAGTTTCGCTAGTGACCATCCCCCAGATCAAGACCAACCAGATCCCCGTAGCAGAGATGCGCGGGGTTTCACTTGCGGAGAGCCCAATGAAGATGAGCATGGAAGAGTGCGCGGCCTATTGTGCGGAGAATGGCATGGATGAGGCGGCGATCGCGGCCCTCGTCAAGGCAATGTTCCCGGAGCTCCACAAGGAGGCCCATGAGGCCAACCCCGACCTTGCCGAAGATGCGGAGGCCATTGAGGCCGCCGCGGTTGCGGAGCTTGAGCGGGTGGCGGAAATGGAGAAGGTAGCGGAGGAGGAGAAGGAGGAGGAGAAGCCCGAGGCTCTCCTTGGCGAGATCGCCCGCCTCAAGGGTGCCCTTCTCAAGGAGCGCCGCTCCAATGCTCTCGCCGCGGTCACCAGCGACCTCAAGGGCCGCAAGGTCTCCGATGCCACCAAGGCCAAGCTTGCGGAGAGCTACCTCTCCGATCGCACTTCCTACCGGGCGATCATTGCCGATCTTGGTGTGACCTCCACGGCCCCCAAGATGAGTGTTGCCGCTGGCCCCGCCCGCACCACCTCCCCGGTTGCTCCGGGCGTTGGCGGCCTTTCGGCCTCCCTCTCCGAGGTGCTGGCCAACCCCCGCCGCTTTGCCGATCTCACGGAGGATGCTCAGTGGGGCATGATCTCCGATCTGGCCGAGCGCGAGAAGGTAGAGCATTGGCTCGCCGCCTCTTGGCTCATGACGGGCAAGATGCCTCAGACCGTGACCGAGCTCCGCAATTCGCGTGGCTTTGGCGGGCGCTAGCCCAACCCCCCACCCCTTCAACCAACGGCCCCTCTACGGGGCAAGGAGATAGACCATGGCCCTCGGATCGCTGACTTACAAGACCCCCGTCAAGATTACCCTCATTGGTGCGAACCTTACCGACAAGGCGGGCTTCATTGTCTCGCTCACGGATGAGTATCGGGTGGGCCTCACCACCGCCGCCAACCTCCGCCCCTACGGTGTGATCGTGGTGGGATGCGATAGCCTCACCCCGGGCACCTACCCCTCTCAGATCGCCGCGGGAGCCCTTGAGATCGTGGATGCCTACGGTGCCACGATCGTGGCCATGGCGGGCGGCACGGGTGTCACCTTCGGCTCCGCCGTTTGTGTCACGGGCACGGGCGCTTGCAATGATGCCCCCGCCCTTGGTGCGGGTGAGTGGATCGTGGGCTATGCCCTCTCCGCCGCCGCCGCTGGTGAGAGCTTCTTGCTCTCCTTCCAGCCCGTTGTCACTCAAGCCTAGCCTACGGGCCGCCCCAACCTCACCACTTCAACCTTGATCAAGGATAGACCATGACCACGCCCTTCATGCCCCCCGTTGGTATCAATACCGGAGCCCTCAAGCCCGGCATCCTCCAGCGGATCTCCCTCTTCCGCGGCGGTGCTCAAGACACCAACAGCCTCACGCTTGCGCCGATCGTCAAGGTCGCCACCCGTGCGGGCTTCTATCATTTCTTTGCGGAGAATGATGCGTTGCTCACGGGCTCCCCTCAGAACCCGCTGACCCCGGTTGACTATGACACCCCGGCCAGCCCGGGCGGTATGCGCATCTCGGCGGGCACCTTCAATTCCAACCTCTACCGTTGGGGCTTTCAGGTCTTCCCCCTGCAGCAGATTGCGGAGTTCGCGGCGCGTGGTGAGGATATCACGGCGCGGGCGGCCTTCAAGCTTGGCGGTCAAGCAAAGCAGCACCACGCCAAGGTGCTCGGTGCGGTGCTCGATACGGATGGCAACTTCTCCGCCACTCCGGGCTCGGCGGGCGGCGCGGCCACTCCCCTCCAGAATGAGATCAACGCCCTCCTCATTGACCTTGCTAAGCAGGGCGTGGACCTCAATGAGGGCCGTTGGGTTGCCACTTGCAACCTCAACACCGCCAACGATATGTTGCAGTTCAACACCGTTGCCCAACAGGGCTACGCCCTTGCCTACGCTGGTGGCTCGGCCACGGCCCGCACGGGTGCCACGGATATGAGCCAGCTCAAGGCATGGTTTGCATCCAAGCTGATCTGCCCGCTTGAGCTGGTGGTGCTCAATCAGTTTCTCCCGACCACGGGTGACACCGTTGGCGCTCCCGTGATCGCCAATGGCCGCGTGGCCATCTTCAAGGTTGCGGAGAGCTATGGCGATTCGGGTTTTGTCCAGACCATGACCCCCGACCCCAACGCGGCCCTTGGCCAGATCTACACCTACGATGTTCGGCAGGGGCTGATCGGCATCGGCCTCCATGTTGAGAGCGACTACGGGATCACCGTCCTCGGCGGCCCGGCCAACAAGTGGGCGGCTTGCCTCACGGGTGTCTCCCTCTAAAGGGTGACTAGGTGGGAGCTCCTCCGGGGGCTCTCCACTTGTGAGCCCACCGTGCCCCTTCCTTCCCACGGTGGTCTCTCAAGCGGAGGATCAAGATGGCGCAAGTTTACCTCTTTGGAGTGGTCAAGGCTGATATTGGGCGCTACCTGCCCCGCATTGCCTTTGACACTGAGACCGCCCCCACGGCCCTTGAGGCCGATGAGATCGTTACTGACCACGCGGCGGATCTTTGCGCCTATCTCTATGGCATGGGGGTGGATGTTCAATCGCTCTCCACCGCCACCACCAGCGCCCTCTACCGCACTTGCCAACGCTTCATTATCCTCCGCCTAGCGGCGCAAGTGATGAGGCTCCGCAACCAAAACGACACCACGGCGGCGGAAGCTTGGGATGGTGAGGCCGATCGCATCATTGAGCGGCTCCGCAAGCTCCCGCAAGATATGGGTGCGGAGCGGCCCACGGGGGTCAACAGCCCCAACATCCTCCACTCCAATGTGACCTATGCGGCTGAGATAAGGGCGCGGCAGCTCAACAGCAAAAGCCGCCTCAACATCAATGCTGCCATTGACACCATGTGAGCACCCCGTGAGCTCATTCAAGATCACCATGATTGATGAGACCGGGAAGGCGGTCACCACCCTTGAGGCTTGCCTCCGGGGCGCGGGCGATTGGAGCCCGTTTTGGGCGGGCAAGGATGGGCCTATTGCGGAGGCATGGGCCAACAGCCGCCGCGCCATGTTCCTCACCCAAGGCCGCTCCACGGGCACCCCATGGCCCGACTACACCAAGCAAGAGCGCAAGTATTATGTGCCCGTCAAGAAATGGGTCTTGGGGGCCACCAAGGTCACCAAGCAACACCTCTTGCGGTGGGATAAGAGCGCGGGAGCTGAGCCCGGTGGGCAAGAGCGGCTCTTCCCCTCCATGGCGCTGACCACCCACAAGGAGTTCATCTACCGGGTGAGCGGCAATGTGGCGACCATGGGCACCTCGGTGCCCTACGCCCGCAACCATAACCTTGGGCAAGGTGCATACAATCGCAAGTGGAAGACCAAGCGGAGGGTCAAGGTGATCCAAGTGCCAACCCCCAAGCGGCCCCTGCTAGCCTTTGGGCGGCCCTTCATGTTGGCGGTGCGGAATGAGCTCCAAAGGATTGCGATCAAGCAAGGGGGCAAGGTAGGGGTGACCTCGCAAGAGCTCCGAGAGCGGGCCAAGCTTGCGCGTGCAGTGCGGGGTCTCTGATGATTGCAGGATCGGCCAACGGCCCTCAAGTAGTAGCCAACACGGCCAAGGCGCTGGTGGTCTCCAATTGGGGGGCGGTGTGTGATGTGGATTGGCTCAAGGCTATGGGTGCCCCCGGCCTTCCCGCCCCCGTAGCGGGCAACCTATACACCTCGCACCGCGCCCTCTTCACGGCTGAGACCCAGCCCGCCATGGGGCTCACGGTGATCCGCACCGATGCGAAGATCACCGATGCCTTGGGGGCCATGGATCAAGTGCATGAGCTTGAGATCACGGTGACCTCAGATTGGGGCTACTATGACGGGAGCACGGTCAAGCCGCTGGTGAAGGCCGCGCCCGGTGATCCCGCGATCAAGTTCACGGTGGAGGTCTATGAGACCGCCCTCCGCGCCTATGTGGAGGGGGTGGTGATGATCCTCACCAGCCCGGTCTATGGCTTCCCCAACTATGATGCCCGCATGGCGGGCAGCCCGGGCTTTGTTCCCACCGGGATCTTCAATGCCTCACCAGCGGCGGGGGTCTCCCCGTCCGACTTTGTGGTCGGGGTGGATGATGTGGGATCTTCTTTGATTCAACAGACCGTGCGGGCTACTATCCAAGTATCCCAACGGCGCTCTCTCGCAAGGTGATCCATGGCTTCTACCGTTATCGCAAGCAACACAAGTGCGGTCTATGTTCAGACCCAAGCCGCCGTGGGCACCGCCATTGCGGTGGGCTCCTTTTTGGCGGGAGATGCCATCCGCATGGTGGGGGCTCCCAAGTTTAGCCCCCGCGGCGCGGGCATCATTGAGCGCACTGACACCATGACCCCCTTTGGCGGTGGTCAAGCGGCGGTCACGGGCTCACGCGGGTGGGATATCACTTTTCAGACTGAGCTGTTTTGGGATGCCAACACGGCGGGCGGCACGGTGCCCGCCATGCTCAACACCCAACTTGCGGCGCTCTTCCGGGCCACGCCCTTTGCCATCTCGGGCACCACGCCCGACTTCACGCTTGCGGCTCAAGCGGCCTTTGCCACCACCACATGGGCAAGCGGCTCCCCCGCCCGCTCCCCCGCCTATGCGGTGCAACCCTTCACAATCTACTATGTGGAGAGCTCGGGCAAGCGGTATGCGGCCTTTGATTGCGTGGCGATCCCCAAGTTCTCGGCTGAGTATGGCCAGCGGGTGATGATTGATTGGACGGTGAAGGGCAAGTGGCTTGACCCGGATGCATACAACACCACCAGCGCGATCCCCGCTCCCACCTATCCCGCGGCGCAACCCCCGATCGTGGCGCTCAATTGCGCCCTCACACTCGCGGGCTACTTCAACGGGGTCACGGCCCTCTCCAAGTGGACTTTTGACCCGGGCTTTGCCTTGGCGGATGTGGGCGATAGCAGGGAGGCCAACGGCTTTGGCATCGGCCTCCCCACGCTGGCCACTTATCCCTCCCTTGAGGTGGATGTGGCCGACCTCCCGGAGGGCACGGCGGGCGACAACTCCCAGCCCGATTGGGGCACCGCCTCCGCCAACACGATCGTTGGCACTCTCACGCTGGTGATCACGGTGGGCACGGGTGACACCATCACCTTCTCGCTCACCAACGCCCAAGTGATCGCATGGCCCACGGTGGGAGAGACCGATGGTCACCGCTCCCTCACCCTCAAGTTTGGTGCCATCCCCACGGCGGCGGCCCCAACCCCCGCAACGATCGCCTTTGACGCGACGATCCCCCCCCCGTAACGCACCACGCTAGGCTCATCTCGGGCGGCTCATTGGAAGGAAGGAAGGCAACATGGCAATCGAGTTTGTGGAGAGGCATTGGATCACGGTGGAGAGCAAGCGGGGCACCGCCCGCCTTTGCGTGCGGGAGCCCAACGCCCTTGAGGGGGCACGCTACCTTGGGGCGATCAATCGCTCCCGGGCACTCATGGAGACGGATGAGGCCGCGGGCTTTGAGGCGCTCATGGAGACCCATGCGGGCCTCCTCACGGCTTGCATCACCAGCTCAGAGGATTGGAGCCCCGCCTTCCCCGGAGAGGGCAACACGGCGGAGAAGCGTGAGTGGGTGCTCCGCCTCCATTGGGAAGACCTTTCCAAGGTGGCGGGGGCCGTTGCCCAAGTGGGCTACCCAAAAACTTCCGCCGTGTAGAGTGGCGCGACTATGCACGGCTGACCACCTCCCACGGCTTCCGCTGTTGGGAGTGCCCGGATGAGGTGCGCCACCAGCGGGGTTGCACCGAGGGCTACACCCAAGACCTAGGCTTTGAGACCATGCCACCCAACCCCACCACCTGCCCCGTGCTCACCACCCCGCCCGCGGGGTTTTGGGAGGCGCACCGCATGGCTCGATGGATCGATCGCGGTAGCCCCGCGGTGGCCTTGGCGGAGGTTGGCACGGCCTCCCTTGACTTGGCGGAGTTCGTTTCGGCTGAGCTCAGAGAAGGGGTCAAGGCCTATGATGAGCGCAAGCGCAAGACCATGGAGCGCCTCTCCGCCATGACGGAAGGGCTCCGCATAGGAGGCAAGGGCCATGGCTGATACGGTTGTCACAATCGGCGGAGATAGCACCGGGCTTCAAGGTGCGTTCAAGGATGCGGGCAAGAGTGCGGGCACCGTCAAGGTAGAGGCCAAGAAGCTATCAGACCAGCTCAAGGAGGTGGCGGATGATGCTGACAAGGCCGCGGGAGCCCTAGCTCAGAAGCTTGGCGGCCCCGGAGCCATCAAGGCGATCGCGGGGATAGGGGCGGCGGTGGGCATAGCCAAGGCGGGCGTGGAGGCCTTCCTTGATAGCAGTGAAGCCCTCTTCAAGAGCTACGGGGATGAGGGCCAGAAGGTGTGGGATGACACCGAGAAGAGCCTCTTTGCCATCAAGGGAGCCTTTGCGGAGGCGGTGCTAGGCGGCGGCTCCTTGGAGGAGATGGGTGGCCGCCTCAAGGGGATGTTTGAGGCCGTGAAGCGGCTCCTTGACGGGATGCTCCTCCCCATCAAGCTGGTGACCGCGGCCTTCTATGACAACGCGGAAGGCTCGGAGGCTGCCCGCAAGGGGCTCAAGGATTATGAGGATGCCTTGGAGCGATCCAAGAAGAGCTCCAAAGACTTGGCGGAGCAAACCAACAGCCTCACCCAAGAAATCTGGGCACTCACGGGCCAAACCGACAAGCTCAACACCGCCAATGATGAGGCCACCCGGTCACGCATCATGAATGCGATCGCGGGCATCAATGCGGAGGAGCTAGCCCAAGACCAACGCATTGCCTTGGGCGTGCAACAGGCCAACATGGTCAAAGATCGGGATCGCGCTCTGACGGATGCGGTCAAGCAAAACCACCGCCTTGACCGTGAGGGAATGGCGCTAGCCGACAAGCTCACGGCTCAATACCAACAAGAGAGCTATGACAAGGCGCTTGCCGCCCAAACCCACACATGGAATGCGGAGCGCAAGTTAGCCCTTGAGCAGCAGACCCAAAACCTTGCCGACCTTGCCGCCTATATCAAGAAGCGGGAGGAGGAGGCCAAGAAGGCCAACAAGCCACAACCCAAGGCCCGCACCGTGGCCGCCGAACCCGAGGGGGAGGAGGATCCGATCGCTTATGCTCGGATGTATGCGGGTATGTTGGTGCAACTCTCCGATGAATCGGTGGCAACGGTCAAGGCAATGGAGGCGGCCAATGGTGAGACCAACACCAGCCTCATCACCACCACCCAAAGCAAGCTCGATACCATGCTTGCGGCCAACCGTGAGGCCAATGCCAAGCTGGTGGCGGATGAGATCGCTACCGCTGACAAGATCGCCAAGGAGAAGGCCCGGAGAGCGGAGGAGGATGCTGAGATCGTTGCGCGTCGCACCGCGGGCAACATCCAATGGGAGATCGATGAGTTCAACCGCAAGAAGGCTCTGAGAGAGCAAGCGGCGGCGGAGGAGGCGGCCTCATGGGCCAAGCTCAAGGGTGACCTCTACACCCTCACGGTCAACAACAGCGCCAAGATGCTGGCCGTTGACCTCCAAGACAAGGAGAAGAGCAAGACCGCGGCGCAACGGGCCACGGCGGCGGTGATCCAAGGCCTTGGAGATATGGCCATAGTCAAGAGCGGCCTTGCGGCGGCGGCGGGTAACTT